GGCGATGAAGGTGCAGGCCGATCTCATCAAGACCGAGGCGCAGCTATCGAGCCGCGAAGGGATCGAGTTGTTGCGGCAGGAGATCGCGGCCATCGGGAGGCGCCTGGCCGAGCTGAGCGCGCCGCGCCAGGCGCAGCAGCCTGCGCCGCCCGGGCAGCCCGGGAACACGCCGGATGAGGTGGAGGTGTGATGCAGAGCCAGAGCTGGGGTGAATGGCTTGACGAAAAGCTGTGGGACGCCGAGCGGAAGGCGAAGAATGCCTGGTGGCGGGCGCGGACCGAGTGGTACCGCGGAACCGACCGGCTGGCCGACCTGTTCCGCCGGGAGGGGCCGGGAAGGCATCCGGACGCTGCGCGAGTTCCTGACTGGGGCGCAGCGCAATTACGACCAGTTTCGCCGCGGCCGCGTCGCCGGCGGCCGCAGGCGGAACCGGCTGAGGAGTAGCGCCCCGGCGTGATCGCACGAGTTTTTCGGCGCTTGGCCCTGACCGGGCTGGGCCGCCGGCATCCTGCCTACGGGCCGGCATTGTAGACCCGGATCGAATCCCAAGGAGGCAACTTGGCAAACCTAAAGGACACCCAGAGTGCGCCTGCGGCGCCCGAGACCGAGGACTTCGGCGAGTACGAGGCCTGGCGCAGGGCGCAAGCCGCGGGCGGCACCGCGGCTGATGAGGATACCGAGTCCGAGGCCCCGGCCAAGCCGGCGGCTGAAAGCGCCGAGGAAGCGGACACCTCGGATGAGTCCCCGGAGGGGGACGCGAGCGAGCCCGACGAGGCAGAGGAGGAGCAAGCGCCGAAACGGAAGGGCGGATTTCAGCGGCGCATCGACAAGCTGGTGCGCGAGAAACGGGAGCTCGAAGCACGGATTGCGGCGCTCGAAAAGCGGCTCGCTGGCGGCGAGCAGGCCGCTGGCGAAAGCGGCGAGACACGGCGGCCGGCGGCGGCCGAGGAGGGCAAGCCCAAGCCCGAGGACTTCGACACCTACGAGGCTTACACCGAGGCGTTGACCGACTGGAAGCTCGAGCAGCGCGAGCGCCAGCGCGTCCAGGAGGACGCCCAGCGGCGCGTCTACGAGTCCTGGATGGCCCGGATTCAGGCTGCCCGGCAGGCCCACCCCGACTTCGACGAGGTGGTCGATTCCGACGTTCCCGTTTCCGCGGCGATGCAGCAGGCGATTCTGGAGTCCGACAACGGTGCGGAGATCGCCTACTGGCTGGGCAAGCACCCTGAGGAGGCCGAGCGCATCTCCAAGCTGCCGCCCATTGCGGCGATCCGCGAAATCGGCCGCATCGAGGCTTCGCTCGCGGCGCCACCTCCAAAACCGAAGGCACCTGTAACCCGCGCGCCGAAGCCGGTGACTCCCGTGAGCGGAGGCAAGCCCGGCGGGGCGCGGGATGTCTACGATCCCGCACTCGCCGAGGACTACAACGCTTGGGAGCTGGTCCGCCGCGCGGAACTGAAACGAAAAGCGAGTTAAGGAGACATGCCAAACACACTACTTACGCCGCAGGTGATCACGAACGAGCTCTTGCGGCGCTTCAAAAACAATCTCGGTTTTGCGGGCGCGGTGCGCCGCGAATGGGACGACCGCTTCGCCGTCAAGGGCGGCAAGATCGGCGACACGCTCAATATCCGCGTCCCGGTGCGGTTCACCGCCTCGAACGGCCCGACGCTCGTCGTGCAAGACGTCACCGAGCGGTCGGTGCCGCTGGTGATCAACACGCAGCGGCACGTCGGCTTCAGCTTCAGCTCGAAGGATCTGACGCTGACGATCGACCGCTTCGGCGATCGCTACTTGGACAGCGCGGCCGTGGCTCTCGCCAACGCTGTCGACGTCGATGGCCTGACGATGGCCTACCAGTCCGCCTACTGGGCGGTCGGCACGCCGGGCACGGTGCCCAACAACCTGAAGCTGTACAACCAGGCCGGGGCGAAGCTGGACAAGGCGTCTTGCCCGTTCGACTCCAAGCGCGCGGTCGTCATCTCGCCCGACATGCAGGTCGAGATCGTCGACGCGCTCAAGGGCCTGTTCCAGAGCTCGGTCCAGATCAAGCAGCAGTACGAGAAGGGCCGGATGGGCACGGCGGCGGGCTTCGACTGGATCGTCGATCAGAACGTGCGGACGCACCAGGTCGGCCCGCAGGGTGGCACGCCGCTGGTGGACGGCGCCGGCCAGACCGGCGGCACGCTCAACACCAAGGGCTGGACCGCGGCCGCGGGGCTGCGCCTGCGCAAGGGCGACATCTTCACCATCGCCAACGTCTTCGCCGTCAACCCCGTGTCGGGCGACACGCTGCCGGACCTCCAGCAGTTCGTGGTCCTGAACGATGTCAGCTCCGACGCCAGCGGCAACGCGCAGATCCCGATCTCGCCGCAGATCATCGTCTCCGGCCCCTACCGCACCGTCAGCGCTTCGCCGGCCAACAACGCGGCGATCACGGTGCTCGGAGCGGCCAACACGCTGACCCCGCAAGGGCTGGCCTTCCACGAGGAGGCGTTCACGCTGGCCATGGTGCCGATGGATCTGCCCCAGGGCGTGCACATGGCCGCGCGCTCGATCGATCGCGAGACCGGCACGTCCATCCGCATGGTGTCGCAGTACGACATCACCAACGACCTGTTCGTCACCCGGTGCGACATCCTCTACGGTTGGGCGGCGACCATTCCGCACTTCTCGGTGCGTATCGTGAGCTAGGCGTCATCTGCCTGGTGAGCGCGCACTGATGATTGTTGGCGGGCTAGGAAGGCCCGGCGCCTCTCCTGGCCCGCCGACAGGAGGAGAGGGAACACTGATGTTTGTTGAATATCCGAAGTGGCTGTATCACCGCAACCTGGCGCCGCGCATCGTCAACGGGCCGGAGGAGGAGGCCGCGCTCGGGCCGGAATGGACGGAGACGCCGGGCGCCGTGACGGCCGCCAACGACGCGGCCGACGCGCCCGCGCCGGCGCCTGAGGCCGGGGCAGCGAACAAGAGGAGGGCGAAGCGATGACGGCGCAGCAGCTCATCGAGGGAGCCTTGCGGCTGATCGACCAGCTCAAGCCCGGCTATACGGCGTCCAGTACCGATCTGGCCACCTGTCTGGATGCGCTGAACCAGATGCTCACCGCCTGGAGCGCCGAGGGACTGATGCTGTACTCGATTGCCGAAGACAATGTGGCAATCACTCCCGGCACCACGTTCTACACGTGGGGCACGGGCGGGAACATCAACACAAGGCGGCCGGTGAAGATCCGGAGCGCGCATCACAAGGTGGGCCAGATCACCATGCCGGTGCGGCTGATCACCGTCGAAGAGTGGGACAAGATCGTGGACCGCGACTCGGTCACGGCGCTCTTTGCCGACGTGATCTACGCTGACGGCGGCTATCCGTTGCTGAAGATTTACCCCTGGCCCAAGCCGACTGGCGGCACGCTGTACCTGCACAGCCTCAAGCCGCTGACGGCGTTTGCGCAGCTTTCGACGACGGTCGATCTGCCGCCGGGCTACGAGCACGCGCTGAGGATGAATCTGGCCGTGCTGCTGGCGCCCGAGTTCCGCCGGCCAATCGATCCGACGCTGCCGCCACAGGCCGAGGCAGCGAAGGCGGCGCTCGGCCAGATCAACGCGCAGATGCTCGGAATTACGAGGTAGCCAATGACGGCGCAAGAGATTATCAACGCGGCACTGCGGGCGCTGGGCGAGCTGGCCTCCGGCGAGACCCCCACGACCGAGGAGTCCAACGACGGCCTGACGGCGCTGAACAAGCTCATCGGCTCGTGGAGCACGGAGCAGCTTCTCATTCCGGAGATCAACCGGCTGTCGCAGCCGGTCACGCCGAACACGCAGGTCTACACGATGGGACCTGGGGGAACGCTCGGCACGGTTCGCCCCTTGGCGGTCCATGCGGTGAGCGTGACAACCTCGGCCGGAGTGACCCAGGCGGCGGAGTTGATCAACGCCGAAGAGTGGGCGGCGATCGCCGACAAGACCCGCACTGGCTCGTTTGTCAGCAAGGCGTACTACAACCCGGCGTATCCGCAGGGCCTGCTCTATCTCTGGCCGGCCCCGATTGGCGGGACGATCCAGGTCTACATGCTGAAGGAGCTGACCAGCTTCGCTTCGCTCGGAACCAATGTGGACATGCCGCCTGGCTACGACCGGGCACTGATCTGGAATCTGGCGCTGGAGCTGGCCTCGAATTTTGGCCGCGACCCGAACATTGTCGCCGCGCAGGCGCAACAGGCGAAAGCGGCCATCATGGAGCGGAATGCGCGCACGCTGGGAATTCCTCAACCTACCGCGTGGCGCGAGCATCCGCCCGAGCCGCGGCCCCTGGCGGCGCCGAAGGAGGGAAGTGAGCAATGACGGCACAGGATCTGATCAGCCGCAGTTTGACGTTGTGTGGCCGCCTGGGTGCCGGCCGCGG